GCCTCTAGCTGCATCATCTCTTCCTTAGCAACCATGTCCTCCATTAGACTCATTGCGTAGTCCGTTCTTTCTTTTAATGCTTTAGGGTCTTGTGCGTAAGCTTTTATTTCGTATTCTTTTTCTGTAATACCATTTGATACTATATCTACAAACTTAGATATAACGGGTACTGGTTTCCAATCCAAATTTAAATAAGATAAATCTCCATTAATAGCTAATTCATCTTTGTATTTCTGCACTGGCTGCTCACCTCTTGCATAAAGTCTAAGTGTGTGAAAGCTATTGTGATTGGTTGCAAATCTATTACCGCTACCTCCTTGTTGGAACCACTCAGCCTCGATAGCCCTGCCAACTTGTACACCGTACTCGTAGCTTGATTTTTCTGTGTCACTAACCACTTGGCTAGGAAATACACTGTTTGGATTTGCGCCTACGTTCATTTACTTTATTATTTTTGAAAACTTTCCAGAGTTGTCGTATCTCTTCAACCCTAAATTTATATTCTGTCTTACCACCTTATTTACAGGTGCGTATCTATTTTTGTTGCAGGCCATAATTGCAAGGCCCGAACTAATAGATGCATCGTGCTTCGTTCTATTATTTATATTAAATCTAGCCCAGTCTTCTAATGTTCTTTGGAAGTAAATATCTCCCATCTCATCATCACCTAAAACTCCAACAAGTTCCTCTATATATGTTTCTATTGCGGCAGCGTGAGATTGTATCATATCTTGGCTAGAGTTAGGAACTCCTCCAATATCTCTTTCCGTTATTGACAACTTGTTGTATATCTTATCTGGTCTATTCATAGAAAACCCTCTATAACCTCTTCTTTTAAAATGATACAGAAGTCTTGGTTTGTTATTCTCTGCAAGTATTGGCATACCGTAAAACACGCAAGCCATTAATACATCCTCAAAAAATATCTCTGCTGTTTGAGGTCTTGCAATATATTCTAAAAAGAAATGATTTGCAGGAGCATCCTCCATACTAAACTTTGTTAAACCATGAAGAGAGCCATTAGAACCTCTTTTGTCCACTGTTCCTGATATGTCATAACTATCACAACCGAAAGCCCCAAGGTGTTCATTCCCTGGATAAAGTATACCATTTTTTGGTACAACTCTATTTTGCATACCTAAAGGCGGAATCCAAGAAATATGAAATCTACCATCTTTGTGTGGCATAAACATAACTCTTGTGTCTTTAATTCCGTTCTCCCACTGAAAGTTTCCTTTAGTTACCAATGAGCTTGATGCCATAGACTCATTGTGGTCTATTTGCTGATATATTCTTGTTAAATTAAATAACGATTCTTTTGCTTCATCTCTAAAAGCGTGTTGTTCTGTTCTTGGGAATTGTCTGTAAAACTCATTTAATCCATCTTGGTCATCCTTTAAACCCGCTACTTCATTATTCCAAAACTGTATTACTCCTTGAGTTATCGGGGTTCCGTAGGGGTCTTCTGTGGGTACTTCAGGCTTATCGAATACAGGTATTCCATAAGAATCAATGTATCCCTCGTAGTTCCATTCCATAGGTATGAACAAAGAATATAATCCCGAGCTAGTCTGTCCGTTGGCGTTTCTTCTTGTAACGTCTGACCCATAATACAATTTTTTAAAATTATCACCACCTTTATCCAACGAGTTGCTAGTTGAACCCATCATACATTTACCAATTATTCTACTACCTAATCGAAGGCAGGTTTTAGTAACTCTCCAGTTATTAAGGATGTTGCTTGGCCTCTCCCATTTACCGCTCTCGTCATGTATAAGTAATTTCAGTTTCTCTCCATCGTAAGAGTTGTCTCCTGTGTTTTTCCAGTCAATTGTAGTATCCAATCCTTTGATATCTTCTGGTTTTTCATTAGAGTCAAGTTTCCTTCTTGTAAGCTTTGAAGCAGGTACTCTATATGCCAATTCTGTTTTCGGTCTATCCATACCATCTTGGATTGGCTTGAAGAAGAAAGGATAATTGATTGATATTGGTACAACCTTGTCGGTAAACATTTTCTTAGCATCAGGCCCTGACTTTGAAAGTATGCCGTATCGAGAATCAGTAGACATGGTTGCGAGATTAACAACTTCTCCAGATGACATAAATGAAAATCCACTCCGTCTGTTTTTAAGGTAGTCCATTCCAAAGCATCTGTAATCTGCTTTGCAGGCTTCCCAGAATATATAAAACAATCTATTTGCTTCCCTAAAGTCTGGTGCTCCAATATCAATTTTTGACCATTGCAAATACATATAATGAGTCCCAGTAATGTAAGTGCTACCACCTTTATTATTAAACCAAAATCCTTGCTCTCTCCTTTCAAACTCCTTCTCAATGTAATCGTACCATTGCTCCTTAAACTCATCGGGATATTGCCCCCAATCAAAGATTGTTTTTATTCTACTTAATTCTTTAGGGTAGGCTATGCTACTCCATTTTTTGTCTTTAAAGTTATGAATCTTAGATTCAGCAGGTAATGCTATTTTAAGATTTTGTATTTCGTAAATCTCTCCTATCTTACCTGTTTTACTTATAACAACCATATCGTGGTCAGCATCGTAACCATACTTCCACGTTTTGTGTCTGTTCTTCTTTTTTATTGTAGCTGCCTTAATGTAATTGTCGAGAACTTTGTATAAAGTTTGTTCGTACATATTAATTAAATTTAGCCCTACCTTCAGCAAAACCCTTGAAATTACTTTTCTTGTCAGTCTCTTCTTTTGGTTTGTCATCCAACATATCCTCTTCTTCCTTAATTCTATTTAGAATTTCAAAAGCGTCGAATATAGCTAGTTTCTTTGTGGCTGCTGCATTCTTCAACTTGTCTGCTGTTAAGTCATCTTCTTCATCGAGAATAGGCTCTTTAGCTACTTTTATTAATTCCTCAACTGCTGCTTGCCCAGCTAGGATTATATTCCTCTTCGTTTCCTTTACGTCCATGTTTCGCAACAATGTTAATTAATTTCATACAATATAATAGTTCTTCGTCAATAACAAACTCAAATTCTGATGTTGGTCTAAACGAAACTAAATCTTCTTTTTCTATACCTAATTTTGATAGTTGTTTGTTTCCAAACTTCAATATGCCAACAAGAGGCTTTTCTTTGTCAATTGAAAATATATCGTGGCTTACTAAAGGCTTAACAAAACAATAATCCAAATGAGGTATATTATCTCCGTACATATAAATCTGTTCTGGAGGGCAAGCGTACATATCTTCTTTAATAAAAGCTCTACTATTTTTTTCATTACCCCTTATATCGTAAAACCTTCTAAATATGTTGTGATGTATAACAACAATATCTCCAACTTTTATATCTGTCTTAATAGACATTGGCAAAGCTACAACTTCTGCAACTTTGCTAATGCTTTTATATTCTTCAATTCTAGTATTTACTATAAGGTCAACATCTCCAACTTTCTTAACGTTGTCGTATCTTCCGTTGACTGGTTTTACAATAAAATCATAAACACTCTTCATACGCTACCTATACTGCAAATCGTACTCTATGGACACCGCCATATTGCTATTAAACTTTTTCCAAGGAAGAACCTCATCGTTTTTTATGATGTAGATGTTATAAGAATTATCTTTCTCATCAAAGAGAATGTTAGATATTTCGTGACCTCCGTACACTTGCTGACTTACAGCGTAGTGCATTGCATCATTTTTGTAATCAGAACCTATGCTGATTTTTCTTATAACACTACTCATTACTTAGATTTTAATTCCTCACCCTCAACGTCCGTATAAGAACCGTCGTCAAGATTGATGTTAACACGACCATACTTGTCCTCAAGGATAGTTTTGGTTTCTTCAACTTCTTTGTCAATATTCATTAACACACCCATTATTTCGTGTTTTCTTATCTCTAGCGTTCCTAAATCCTGTTTAATTTGGGATATTTTAGTTTGCTGCTCTCTGATTTCTTCTAGTTCCTCGTCAGTTATTCTCATTGCATTAAATTTGATTAGATTATCTTACTAATATTATTACCTATGTTTTATTGTTTGTCCGAACTTGTGCCATAGTAATAAGCAAATATGTTGCTGATAACAACACCTTCTATCATACCCATTAAGTGAACAAATAAATCATTTTCCATAACAGAAGGTTCGTACACTACGGCATAGATAATAAAAATAAAAGATAACAAACCTACAAGACCAGTAGCTACCATCATAATATCTTTGCTACCTGCTTTTTTTACTTCAACCTCTCTGCTTCTTGCAGAGTCCCTATCCGCTATTTCTAACTGATACATCTCTTTAGCTTGGCTAAGTGCTTCGGCTTTATCTTTAGGGCTAATAGTCTTGTCTGTTTCAATTAAGTTTTTAACTATTCCTAGAACTCCTGCATCGGGTAATAAATCACCTGCTATTGTTAAAATATGAGGAGCCGTCTTACCTAGAAAAACACCTAGCTTTGTATCTTTAAATTTCTTAGACATTGTATTTTTTATCTTTATATTTAGTACCTGATTTCTTATACGCCTCAGCTTCCCAAGGAGATGTTTTAGGACTAGCCATTGCTATCTTAGCATTACTTTTTGAGTAAGCCTTTCCTTTCCAGTAAATATTTTTTTCGTCGTAGTCTAAGTCTCCTCTTGACATTTGATTAATATGAACTTCTTCGTGCCTAATAACCTCATCGTGAAACTTTGGGTCTAACTTATTGTTTATTAAGATAGTTCCATTGTTATTGCTTTGACCAAGAATACCTGCCCCTAAGTCTGATTCATATATAGGTGTAGCATCTTTATTATATGGCGCACTATTTAACTTAAAAGGCATTTTATTTGCTAGCTTTCATGTGTTTACTAACTTGACTTCCGCACATTTTTAAACCACTATTCATCATAGGTTTTAAGCTAGAACCCATTGAAGTTCCACCCATCATTTTCAAGCCAGCCTCAGCGTTCTCTGAATAATTTTTTCTAGCAGAAGCAGTTAAGTCTTGGTTGCTTGCTTCTTTAATATCGTACTTTTCTGATTTTTTCATTTCTTATTTATTACTGTTAACATTTCCATTTTCTTCTTGAGTAGTCATTAGGACACATACCTTTCTCGTCTGGGGTTTTGCATTTTTTAATTCCTGCCGACCTTGCACAATAAGATTTTTTTCTAGCGCCACCTTCTGGCTGAGGTCTCTTCAAAGTCCCTCCAGTTTCCCTTTTATACTTAGCTTTCTCGGCAGATGTCATTCCTGATTTCTTCTCGTTAGAAGTCATTAAGAATGGAGAATTAAATTGCGTGTATGCCATTATATTATCGTGTACCTAGTTCTACCATGCTCCTTGTAAGCTTTTAAGCATCTACCTCTATTCTTATTAGGAGACACATACGAAACGTGAACCCAATTAGGATTTTCATTGTCCCCAAACTCCCAAATCATTTGGTCAAAGTCTAAGTTCTCTCTAATAAAAGCAAACATCTCGGCATTTGTAGCGTTACCGTATGAGTCATCTAAATCAAAAGCTTGACCTTTGCAATGCTGAGAAGTAGAACTCCC